AGGAGTGTTTCCGCCCTTCCACATAGCTGCCATTTGTCTCTGGTAATCTTTGTCGGCCTTCAGGGTCGAGTACAAACGGTCTTTAATACCGTTGCCCAGATCAACCATTGTCTCGCGTGGGAAGTCTTTGAAGAAGGGCATCTTCAAGAACGGGGCCAGCGCCTTGCCGAGCGTACGGTTATTGTAATGCTCAGCGTCAGTGGCTACACCTTCCTCAAACTGCTTTACCTTAGCCTCAGTGTCGGCGGTCTTTGTCTTTTCAAACTCCGCTTTCTCTGCCAAGAACTTCTTGCGCTCTGGTGTGTCTTCAGGTACCTTTGTTCTCGCCTTTTCTGCGTCGTCTTGTTCCTTGAACCAATCAGAAGATTGCTTTACCCAAGCTTTTAGAGCCTCTATATTCGGCTTCGATGCGCCTGTTTCATCTTTTGCTTCTAGTGCTTCGTTCAAATTGGCAAGAAACCTTGGGAATCCTACTTCATTCAAACCTGCCACAAAATGTGGTTGGATTGCGGCGTAGTAAGCTTTCGAGTCTACTTCCTTCAGATTCTCCAAGAACGATGGTGCTAATTGACCAAACGCTTCAATATGTCCTGCGCTCTTCAAATCCTCAATGACGTTGGTCCATAGCGTGGGATCGGCGCTGTACAGAAGCTCGTCCGTTGCTTTGATGGCTTCCACGCTGGAGTTCAGCTTTTCATAGCCTTCAGGACCCCCGATAGTCTCAATGAACGCCTTGGCTTCCTTGGCGGCTGCTACCGTAGGAAATTCTGTCTTGTATGCGTTGAACCGCTCGTACGCACCGTGAAGCTCTTTAACAATAGCCCCATTCTTAGCAGGGTCTGCATCGCGGAATGCTTTGAGGCCTTTGCGTACGTTGTCCGGTGTGGCCTTTGTGTCGATGGACTTGTCCGACTCTAATTTAGCAGCGGTAGCTTTGTCTGCTTCTGTTTTTTGCTCTGGTGTTTGCTCTGTGCCGTCTTCGTTTAATGTGGGGTCTGAGTTCTCCACTATCGTTGAGTCTACGGTTGATTCTGTACTGGGTGTTTCTACTTCAGTCGTTGGTGTTTCCGTCGCTGCCGCTGTGGTGTCCAGAGCAGCAAAGTCGATCAAATCTGTAGCCATGCTTGAGTCCTTTTCTTAGTTCTGAGTTTCTGAGTCTTAGTTGCCTTCACGGAAAAATGATGCGTCTTCCCACCAGCCAGGATATTTAAGAAACAAAGCTGGCTCCGTTTTCCGTTCCGAACAAAATCTTGGTACTGTACTTTCCTTCGTCGTCCACATAAATTCCTATTGTTCCTCCAGGCTCTACACTGTTTCCGGTATTCTCTGGTCTACCGTCCTTGTTACCTGCTATCAAGTTCTCTAAGGTAATAAGATTTGAGTTGTGAGTCACGTAGAGTGTGCCTTCAGTTCGTAGCTCCGTGCCGAAGAATTGTTCTATACGAGTTTCTAGGTCGTCTAGTGATTCTCCTTCTGGCACCGCTTTCTTTGGATTGTCTACGTAAAAGTCTAGGATGTCTTTGTACTCATCCTTGTCTTTTCCGCTTAGGAAACCCAAGTTCCATGCAATGAGTCCTCGGTCCTGTATTACCTCAAGCCCCAATTCTTCAGCAATAATATCTGCCGTTTGCAAAGAGCGCAACATAGGAGATGACACGATCTTTTTTACAAAGTCCTTGTGATCCTTAGCAATCTTTTTTCCAGCTTCTTCCGCTTGCTCGATTCCTTCTTTGTTTAAGTAAGGATCGACACGTCCACGGAATTGATTACCTACATTCAACGTAGTCTCGCCGTGACGCTGACACAGCCCTACAAGTTTCTTTGCCACGGTTACTCCTCTGAGGTGTGAGGGACAGCTTTCACTGCCCCTCGTGAAGTTTAGCGTCGTAATTGACGTGTAGGTTGTGGTTCATTCGACTGCTCAAGTGCATGAGGTATTGCCTTTTTTGCCACGGCATGTTGAAGTTGCTGGTCGGCTTGCTGGGCGAACAGATTGGGGTCGGCCTGCATTCCGAGCTTCATAACAGCTTGTGCGGCCACTGCTGCTGGCATTTTAGAGATGTCCATACTAATAGACTCCGATGGTGGTTTATCCGGTGCCTTATTAGCGGCTGCTATTTTCTTAGCCATAGTAACGTGCTCTTGCCAATGCATGTGGACGTTTTCAAACCCTGCTTTTTGTTCAGGCGAACCATAATGGAATTTCTGACCCTCTGTACTGTTGAGCCATTCAAAACACTCGGTCGCTTCTACTGCGTGGTTTTCACTCTCGTCTTGTGCTACTGGAACTGTGCTGGTTTGTGGTGGGACTGTTTTTAGCGCTTGCCCCAACTGCTGCATCATACCTGCTGCTTCTGGCGGAACAGGTTGCCCTGTTGCCTGAGACTGCTGCATGCCTTGGGTCGCTTGGTCGAGTGAAGACTTCATCTGCAGGAATTGAGGATTGTCTTGAGGACCACTTCTTAGTAGCACCTCAAACTCGTTCTTTTGTTTGTCTGCTGACGACGCCCCAGTCACTGTGAATCCCTTCATGCGTAAAGCACTCACCAACTCAGTTGAATTGTGTGGAGAGAATATGATGGCATTAAGAGCGGGATTAGCTGCTCCCTTTTCAATCAGCGTCATCAACTTGGTTTCTTTCTGTTGCCAAGACTCTGGGAATGCTGGGTTGCTCTCTGCGTAACAAAGAACATTTCCGGCTAACAGGTTGGCCGTATTTACTACGACATTTCCTCTTCCCTTGATATTTTCCCTGATTGTCTTTCCGTCTCTACATTCTGCCGCGCATTCCGCTGCCTGTTTCGCTGCAGATGCGAACATGTCCTGCACGCTGTTCCACGGGCATCCTACACGTTGTAGCGCTTGATCCCTTTGGATTACGGCGTTGCCCACAGTGTTTTCACCTGTGGCTGCTCCGAATAGTGACGGTAGCGCTCCTGATACTTCCTCTGACACACTGGTCATGAACCACTTGATAAAGTCAGGCAATGCAGCTTGTGGCTGCGGCGTAGGCTCTACCATTATGTACTGATCGGCTGTGGTCAATCCTGGCTGCACTTGGAAAGGCCCTGTGCTTCCTGGGACGTTTGGTTGTGTCTTCAGAGCTTCTAAATCGAAGGCTTCCGCATTCATCCACTTTTTGGGGACGGTGCGTTTGAAGAAATCGTCCAACAGGTCTACCCAGTCGTTGATGCGCTTCTGTACCGAGATAAGGGCTGAGCCCATCGCTCTGCGGTTTTGTCCTTTGCCAGCCCAAGGGTGGCCAATGACGATATGCTTGTCCATGCTTTCGTTGCGTGAAAAAGCATACTCAGCTCCTGCGCGAGCAAGCAGCACCCCGTTGGGGAATGCTTCTATAAGCTCTGCCTTAGCCTCGTCTGATACCGATTGGTCCAGAAACATAGAGGGACGCATCCACGTAAACTTGACGGTGCTATGTCGGTTTAGGGAGTCCCCTGTTACGTACGCTCCTACCACTGCTTGTCTTACATTCTCTCTGGCGATTCTGTCTAGCTGTGTTTCGGACATGCCATCAGTACCGGGGTTTATCTTGTCGGCTATCCATGGAAACATTCCACGGACTATGGCTACATCTAAATCTAATGACAACTGAACAAACTGCATGAGAGAAAAATCATCTACTGCTATGGGAACTTTGTGGTCCAGCTTGCCGTGTACCGTTGTTACTTCTCTTCCTAGTGGCTTTCTTTCGTCACTAGGGGCCGCACCTGCTTCACTGAGCAAGTCATCGGTTCCTTCTTCAGAAGACTCTTCGTCTAATACATCATCAAGAGCGTCTTGTCCAGTTGGTTCTGGAGCAGGAAGGTCTTGCATGTCTTCTGGTACATCCGGCGTTTCAGTTTCTCCTTCGAAACCATACTTCTGTCCATTCAATTCATATCTGGTCCACATCAAACAACGATCTTCGTTCCAGAAAATCCTGGCGCATTCTCCTAAGAGTGCATGAAGATTATTGTTTCTGGCCCAGATGTCTTTGAACCTGTCAGCTTCCTCAGCTGCCACTTTGTCTGGGCCGTAGTCTGGGTTGCACGGGAAGAATTCTACCTTAGGTACTTCTCGTGACAGTGCCGCGACTATGATGTCGCCTTTTGGGCCGTAGACATTTGTGTCATAAATCGTGTTGTTGTTTTGCTGCGACTTGGCTCCGAAACCTGTGCCAGCTCCAGGCAGCATCCATCCACCTTGCTTACCACGCAGGAGATGTTGGTATCCCCTTTCGAAGTGCAAAGCCTCCCAGCTTTGTTCTCAATAAGTTGCGTTTAAGTCGTATCCACTTAAACTCTCATAGTCACCTATGAGTTCAGACTATATCTTTACCCTAACGGGTATCTGGTACTTCGGGAACACTGTTCCCTACTCCCTTGCGGGATAGTCGTTACACCTTCCGATTTCTCGGCTCGGCTCGGTATTGTCTACCACGTTTATGGTAGGTTTCCACCGAATTCTCCAGATTGTTGTCTAAACATTGCTGCTTAGGGAGGCAAAATCTACCTCCATACGACGTGCTGCCGTATCGGTTTTAGTTGCTATGTTGTCTAGCCCTATTAAAGCACCTCTTGCGACATCGCTGAGTTCTGCGAAGGGTTCCGGTGAGTATGGAAAGGGGCTATAGACTCCTAAAGGGCTGTCATTGGGACTTTCTGAGGTGTCACTGGATTTATTCTTAGTGTCTGCCCCCGTACCTACATCTTGACTAACAGCGTCAATTGCGGCCATTCGTTCTCTCCTAAAGTCTCTCTGTAGTCAATGATTTTTGTACCCTTCTTAGAGTTACAAGTTTGGCATAGAGGTTGAATATTCCAAAGCCAGCTTGGTCCTCCAAGTATGACAGGAATCACATGATCCGCAACGAGCGGTTTTATTTCATTGCAACAAAGGCACTTGAATGCTGTTGCAAAACAAAGTGTGAACCACTCCTCGGGAGTAAAATACCCTCCCGCTTTTGTTTTCATGGTTCGTCTCTTATGTATATACTGACGACACTTTTCCGGGTTGTCTTTTCTCCACTTGGAAATGTCTGCTTTTGCTTTTTCTGGGTTTGCTTCTCTCCACGCCTTAGCGTCGGCTCTGGATTTATCGGCGTTGGCTTCATAGTGAGCTTTGCGCCGTGCTTTTACCTTCTCAGGATTCGCCTTGGCCCATTTCGTGTAATCGGCTCTGCGGTTTGCTCTGTTAGCTTTAGCCCAATCCGCGCTTTGTTTCTTAACCAACTCTTTATTGGCAAGGTAATTCGCCCTGCGTAGTTCTGGTGTCTTGTATGGCATTGGTGTCCCTCCATAGGACGCTCAAAGGGAGTGATGGAGTCACTCCCCGAGCTAGCCCACGCTGATCAAGGCGTGAGATGTTTCAATCTTTGAATCTTGGGTGTAGTTCTAGTTGACAATCTTCACCCTGCCACCATACATGTGATCTACCAAAGGTCTTCTTTGAGTACCAAAGC